GTCGGTTTTATCAATAGTGAACATTTTATTATACCAAGCCATGTCGTAATCATTGACTTGCATATGTTTTCTTTGTTTGCCAGCGAGATTATATGTTGTATAATCGTTGGTTTTGAAGTGTTCATTTAGTGCCTTAAAGATACTTAATCCTTTCATCCAAAATTCGTTACTTGTATATAAGTTTTGCATATAGGCAAGTTTTTGTGAATTATTTAATGTTATAATTGAACTGGAGAATGGTGTATATGTGATGTATCTTTCTAGTTGTCTTGTTATTTTATGTGACTGACAACCTTGGCAAAAGAATACGGATGTTGAACAAAAATCAATATCGGTAGTTTTACCGACACGACAAAATTTAATAGTTTGTCCAAGTCCATGTTCTATTCGGGGTGTGAGTGTTTTATCCTTCAACCAGTCGTTGAATATAAAACATTGCTTTAGTGCGTGCTTAATGTTTTGGATTGGTATGTCCTTAGATGCTCCAATTTCAGAGTCATCTCCTTTACATAATAATCCATAATCATCTGGATGTAATCCGAGTAATTCTTCAAACACAAATCTTATATAACAAGATTGTGCGAATGTATTAGATAGTGTTGTATCGTTCGATCCAGAGAATACTGTACCTTCAATAGTGACAGAACCAAAATCTTGCGTTCCGTCTTTATCAAATAAACTGGCGTACATAATTGTGTTGTTTTGCTTGTAATGGTATTCGAATGTTGCTTTACTAACATGAGTAACTCTATCGGCAACAGTATCGAATAATATTTGGTAAACACATTTTTTAAGGCTGATGTCTTGTGACCGATCAAATCCTGAAGCGTCCATTCCGAACACATTATAGTCTTTGATTTTCCAATCATCGTAAATGGTTGATAATTCTTCCCAATTTTTGCCTCCACAGTAGCCTTTTTGTTTTTTTAGGTATTGTTCTAAAGCGTAGACTACAGGACCCATGACAAATTTATTAATGACATTTAAGGCTGAAATACACCTATTTTTTGCTAACTCACTGCCATGGGCTTGTTTTTCTGATTTACAAAATAATTTGACAAATCGAACAAAAAGTTTATTATGGTCATATTCTATATACGGGTCTATTTCATTTTGTTGTGCTGCGGTTAAGTGATTATACCAGACATCGAAACTGTAGTGGAATTCGCGTAATAATTGTTCCACTTCCGGCTCGATGACTCTCTTCAAATATGCTTTAAACCTTGACACAACTTTTGGGTCAGGTCGAGGTACTGCAGTGCATTGACGACGCAATGCTGCATAAAGGTTAGCTTTACATGATTCATAATATACAATATCTGGGCATGTAACACAAATTGGCGCTATTTGCTGTAATGCAATTTTATGTACACCATTACATATCATATTACATAACTGTTGGTGCGTTGGGTATATCGGAAAAGTGCTATTCCATGTTACCCCAACTGCAATTGGTTGATTTAGTGATTCAAGGTGTGCTATGTCTAAACAAGATTTGTTAATATACACACCTTTTCCGTTCACAGCATTATAAAGCCCCTGTGTGGGCTCCGGGGTCTCACCCCTTCAACGGTTGTCCACAATAACAGTGGCACGAGTATCGAGTTCATTGATATCAACTGTGGGTGTTGTACAACAACTACTCTTAAAATAAGTTGCTAATGCTGTGTAAAATCCATAAATTTTCCAGTTACTATTAAAGCCATAGTCAACAAAGGCTTTATTATCTCTATGATCCGCGATAGCTGTAATTAAATCAGAGTTAGTGACTGTGGAAGTGGCAAGTGCTATTTTCAAATATAAACAATATGCAAAAGTAATTAATCCTGTTTGTGATCCAACGTTAGTTACAAAAGTGTTATTTTGTAAACAGATAAATACATATAAATCTTTAGTAAAAGAAGTTTTTAAATGACTATCTGTTTTTGCGGCAGTATTAATTTTAGCAACTAATGTCGTAATTAATTTAAGTGAACAAACGAATTCTGATTTATTAAGGTCAACAGTATAACTTCCATTATGCGAAATGGAGTTAATTGTAACGTTGATTTTTTGTATATTCGGGTTGGTTGGTGAATAATAATAATGCTCATAAGATTTAGTATCTTTATTAAATATTCTACAAACACTATTATTTTCATTATTATATATGCAACCGAATGTGTTCTCATTAACTTCTTGTGGTGTTATTGTAAATAAGTTTTCAACTATTTTTTCAGGTTTGGTGTTGATTACAGCCCCAGTTACAACAGGTACAGGTAATGGTTGGCTGATGTTCTTATTTAAATCAACAATGTTATCCAATAATTTTAAGCAGGCCTCTGGTGTTAATGCAACAACGTTAGTTTTATATTTAATTAATTTTTTCATAGCGGCTGCATGTTTAGGTTTGTTAGGACAAATAGTAGTATCATTTTCACAAATGTCATGACAATAATTCGTACAATCAATATAGGGACAATCAAAATCTAATTGATTATGTTTAGCATCAAATTTGCCTCTATCAACTGACGCGAGTGTTCCAGAGCCATGTGTGTGGACGTATGGTAATGCACAATATTTGCAAACGTGTCCGTGTTCAGAGTCAGTGTTTATTGATAATTTACTGGTGGTTGTTAGCTTTATTCTTTTAACAACAACTTTAGCTGGTTGTTCAATTTTAGGTAATTCAGCATTACCAACAAATGCTTGTAAAATTAGTAAACTGTCACCTTCAGCGAGTATTTTAGTAGGGGTTATAGGGTTATTAAAAAACACAGTTTTAGTGTGATCAATAGCTCGGGCTTTATTCATCATAACCAAAACGATATGTTCTCCATTTAAGCATATTCTTTGCAGTACAGTAAACAAAATCCCGCTAGAATATGCTACATCACTATTAAAGAGGCCATTTCCAACATCAGCGTGTGTGTAATTCTTTTGGACCTCATCAGGTAATATATCAGGTACATAAACGATTTGGTTTTTAACTCTATACCAATAAC